ATCACTACAAGGGCAAGACCGTCCAGCCGTGGGACTTCATCGCGGCGAACGAGCTCGGCTTCTTTGAAGGAAATGTTGTAAAATATGTGACCAGATGGAAGGACAAGGGCGGCGTGCAGGACTTACACAAGGCGCGCCATTATCTTGATAAATTGATTGAGGTGGTGGGCGATGGCGCGCAGAGCTAAGACGCCAGAGCAAGAGGAGGAAAAGCAGCGTAAGATTCATGCGGTGCTGCAAGGAATGCGGGAAGGCAAAAGCGCCTTCAAGGCGTGTCAAGCGGCGGGCGTTGCGCAAAGCACGTTCGGGTTTTGGGTCGATGATGATCCGCAACTTGCTGTAGAATACGCGCGCGCGAGAGAGGATCTGATCGAGCGCATGGCGCAGGAGATTCTCGAGCTGAGCGACGCCGACGTGGGTATGCAGCCGGATGGCAAGAAGGACTGGGCGGCGGTGCAGAAGCATCGTTTGCAGGTCGACAGCCGCAAGTGGCTGCTCTCCAAGCTGGCGCCGAAGAAGTACGGCGACAAGATCACGCATTCCGGCGACGAAGAGAACCCGGTAAAGGCGGATATCAGCATTCGATTCGTCAAGGCGGCAGATGCCTAATATCGACCTCCCCGAATGGTCCGAGCAGCTCTTCGATGAGGGCGCGCGGTACTTCGCCCTCGTCGGCGGCCGCGGTAGCGGTAAGAGCTATTCCGTCGCGTCGGTGCTTATCCTGCGCGCGGCGTCGACGAAGCTGCGCATTCTCTGCGCTCGAGAGATCCAGAAGTCGATCAAGGACTCGGTGAAGCGCCTGCTCGACGATACGATCGAGCGCGCGGGGTTGCGCGACTTCTTCGTCTCAACAGACACCGAGATCCGCGGCAAGAATGGCTCGCTGATTCTGTTCGCGGGCCTGCGGACGAACATTGAGAGCATCAAGTCGATGGAGGGCATCGACATCTGCTGGGTTGAAGAGGCGCAGACCGTCAGCCAAGCGAGCCTGGATATCCTCATTCCGACGATCCGCAAGCCGAACAGCCAGATCTACTTCACGTGGAACCCAAACAGGGCGGACGATCCGGTTGATGCGATGTTCTTGAGCGAGAACCCGCCGCCGAAAACAGTGTTTCTGCGCGTCAACTTTGACAGCAACCCGTGGTTCCCGAGCGTCTTGCGCGCCGAGATGGAATACGACCGCTCCCGCGACCCCGAGAAGTACAGCCACGTCTGGATGGGGTCGTATCTGACCAACAGCGAGGCGAGGGTTTTCCGCAACTGGCGCATCGAGGAGTTCGAGGCCCCGCCAGACGCCATACACCGGCTTGGGGCGGACTGGGGCTTTGCGGTCGACCCTACGGTGCTGGTGCGCTGCTACATCGCTGGGAGGACGTTGTACGTCGATTACGAGGCATATATGGTCGGCTGCGAGATCACGTCGACGCCCGATCTGTTCATGACGGTGCCGGACGCCGAGCGCTGGCCGATCATCGCGGACTCGGCGCGTCCCGAGACCATCAGCCACATGCGACGGCACGGCTTCCCGAAGATTCTGCCCGCGGTGAAGGGGCCGAAATCTGTCGAGGAAGGCATCGAGTGGCTCAAGAGCTTCGATATCGTCGTTCACCCGCGCTGCCGGCATCTGATCGACGAACTGTCGCTCTACAGCTACAAAACTGATCCATTGACAGGCATGGTCTTACCTGCTCTCGACGACCGCGACAATCACTGCATTGATGCGTTACGATATGCGCTCGAGGGCGTGCGCCGGGCGAAGGTCTCAGCCACGCCCGCCGTGGTGACGCCGATTCCGATAGCCAACCGATGGTGACCGAATGGTCCGAATGACAAAGAGCGAGCGTCTCGACAAGCTCCATCAAGAGGCGATGTCGCAGTTCGACGACATCCAGTCGGCGCTGCGGGACGAGCGGCTGCAATGTTTGCAGGACCGTCGGTTCTACTCGATCAGCGGCGCGCAATGGGAAGGCCCGCTCGGTTACCAGTTCGAGAACAAGCCGCGCTTTGAGGTCAACAAGGTTCACTTAGCGGTCATCCGTATCATCAACGAATACCGCAACAGCCGCGTCACCGTCGACTTTGTTGCCAAGGACGGCGCGATTAACGACCGTCTCGCTGATACCTGCGACATGCTCTTCCGGGCAGACGAACAGGATAGCGTCGCAAACGAGGCCTACGACAACGCCTTCGAGGAGGCGGTCGGCGGCGGCTTCGGCGCCTGGCGGCTGCGGACGTGCTACGAGGACGAGTACGACCCCGAGAACGAGCACCAGCGCATTATGATCGAGCCGATCTATGACGCTGATTCGTCCGTTTTCTTTGACCTCGACTCCAAGCGCCAGGACAAGGCGGACGCGAAACACTGCTTCGTCGTGTCATCCATGACACGCAAGGCGTACAAGGCGCAGTACGGCGATAGTCCGTCCGACTGGCCGAAGGAGATCCAGCAGACCGAGTTCGACTGGGATACGCCCGACGTGGTGTACGTCGCGGAGTATTACGTCGTCGAGGAGGTGTCCGAGCTGCTGCGCATGTGGCGCGACATCGGCGGCAACGAGGAGCGCTACACGCAGGCGGACTTCGACGCGGACGAGGAGCTGGAAGCAACGCTGCTCGCAATTGGCTCGACCGAGGTACGTCAGCGGCGCATAAAGAAGCGGCGCGTGCACAAGTACATCCTCTCCGGCGGCCGCGTGCTCGAGGACTGCGGCTACATCGCAGGAACGTGCATTCCGATCGTGCCGGTCTTCGGCAAGCGCTGGTTCGTCGATAACGTCGAGCGTTGCATGGGCCACGTCCGCCTGGCGAAAGATGCGCAGCGGCTCAAGAACATGCAGCTCTCGAAGCTCGGCGAGATCTCGGCGCTCTCGAGTGTCGAGAAGCCGATCATGGTGCCGGAGCAGGTCGCAGGGCATCAGATCCAGTGGGCTGAGGATAACCTCAAGAATTATCCTTACCTGCTCATCAACCCGATCACGACGCCCGACGGCAGCCAGCAGGCAGTCGGTCCCGTCGCTTATACCCGTAGTCCGGCAATTCCGCCCGCGATGGCCGCACTCTTGCAGCTCACCGAAGTGGACATGCAGGACATTCTCGGCAACCAGGCCGAGGGCGACAAGATCGTCTCGAACATCTCGGGCAAAGCTATCGAGATGATCCAGCAGCGGCTGGATAACCAGACGTTTATCTACGTCAGCAACTTCGCCAAGGCGATGAAGCGTTGCGGCGAGATCTGGCTGTCGATGGCGCAGGAGGTCTACGTCGAGGAGGACCGCGCCATGAAGGGCGTCGACTCCGCCAACGAGATGCAGCAGGTCGTCTTGATGCGCCCGCGGGTGGACGAGGAGACGGGGCGTCTCGAGCTCGATAACGACTTGTCCCGCGCCAAGTTCGACGTGGTGGCGGATGTCGGCCCGTCCAGCTCCAGCCAGAAGGCGGCGACCGTGCGCGCCCTCACCGGCATGATGTCGATCACGTCCGACCCCGAGACGCAGCAGGTATTGCAAGCGCTCTCGATGATGAACATGGAAGCCGACGGCATCGCCGACGTGCGCGACTTCTTCCGCAAGCGCCTGGTGAGCATGGGCGTCGTCAAGCCGACCGAGACCGAACTCGAGGAGATGGCGGCGCTCGCAGGTCAAGAACAACCGACCGACCCGAACGCGATCTACCTGCAAGCCGCAGCCGAGGAGGCGGTGGCCAAGGCAGAGAAGGCGCGCGCGGACGTGCTCAACACCATCGCCGACGCCGAGCTGACGCAAGCCAAGACGGCGACGGAGCTTGCCAAGCTGCAAGGCGTAGCGCCCTCCCCCGCTCCTTCTGCGCCCGCCCAGCGCCCTCCCGCGCTTATGATTGCGGTAGGGGAGGGCGAGGAGATGGAGAAGGAAGAGGACGAGGAGGACGAAATCGAACGCGAGAAGCGGCTACTCGAACTCGAGAACCTGCGCATCGACACCGCCATGAAGTTTAACGCGGCACAACGCGCGGCAGGCGAGATGGTCGAGATGAGCGAGCAGATGCGAGAGCTGAAGGCGGCGGAGGAGTTCTTGAGCGACGCCGCTAAGCAGCTCGTGAGCGCCAGCGATGAGATCCAGTCGGCGATTAAGTCGCTCGTCGAGTCGAACAAGAAGAACGCAGAGGCCGCGATTGCGGCAATATCCAAACCGAAGCGCATTGTGCGCGAGAAAGGCCGAATCGTCGGCGTTGAGGTGGGCTGATGGCAACAAGCGCCTGGAACAAATTTAACGACTTCTCCGAGCAGCTCGTGCGCGGCGTTCACGACTTTGACGCTAACACGTTCAAGGTCGTGCTTACGAACAGCGCGCCAACGGCGGCTAACACCATCCTGACCGACATCACGCAGATCGCGAACGGCGGCGGCTACACGACCGGCGGTGAGACGACGACGATCACGATCAGCGAAACGTCGGGCACCACGACGGTGAGCGGCACCGAGATCGTATGGACGGGCTCAGGCGCAGGCTTCGGCCCGTTCCGCTACGCCGTGCTGTACAACGACAGTTCAACGTCTCCTGCGGATGCGCTGATCGCCTGGTTCGACTACGGCAGCCCCGGCATCACGCTGGTCGGCGCAGGCGAGACGTTCACGCTGAAGTTCAACAACGCCTCGCCAGGCACCATGTTCACGCTGGTTTAAGCGATGCTGACACCACAAGAATCTCAAGCCATCAACGCGCTGATCGTCGCAGATCCAGCGCTTTCGTCTCAGCCGCAGACATCAGACGGCGCGTATGCCATCGCGGTCGCGCTCAACACGCCGAGCGAGGCGGGCTACAAGCCGATCACCGTGGGCGCTGCGATGCTCTGGGCAGCGGGCGGACCCCGCGTGCGCATTCAGGCGGCGGCGACCGACAGCCAACAGCCAGAAGCCGTGCAGGCGAGCTGCCAAGTGTTCCTCGACCTGATCGTGAGCGGCTCCGAGGCGCTGATTCATACCGAGGAGCAGGCGATATTGCAGGCGTTCAGCGGCTGGGTCGTGACGGGCGTGATTACGCAGGCCGAATACGACGCCATCTACGGCACCAGCGGACTTGCTGCGGCGCTGCTCTCTCGCTCCGTGGTCGCCATCGGGCGGGACGTTAGCTATCAAGACGTTATGCAGGCGAGGGCGAGCTAATGGCTGCGGATATCAAAACTAAATATGGCACTTCCACGTCGATGACGATGACGGGCATCGAGGACGTGGACTCTTCGAGCACTTGGGTTGTTGGCTGGACCTCAAATTCGGTCAACAATACCAGCACGCTTGCCGTCGATTACCTGCTGAGCGGGCAGTTCACGACGGAAGCCACGAGCCGACAGGCTGGCTATATCTTCGTCTACGCCTATGCGTCGTTCAACGACACGCCCACATGGCCTACAATCTTTTCGGCGGGATCAGCCGGGGTTGTCGGTGCGGCCACAGTCTCAGGTGCATTACAGCGCGATTCTGGGATGCGGCTTGTTTCTACTATTACCGTCGATAACACGGCGTCCGCCGTATATACATTTCCTCCCACATCAATCGCCACCATCTTTGGCGGTGCTGTTCCGCCCTACTGGGCGGTTTGGGTTTCTTCTAACGCAGCTTCAGGAAGCGCAGACTGGTGCGTAAGTTCTGGAACTAACCTGTACTACGTGCCGATTCTGTATCAGACCGTCTGATGCTACCGCCTTCCGGTAAATGGTCCGTTCAGCCGCCCCCGTGGGCGGCGCTCGACTTCAATAATCCGATACTCAAGGACGTTCAGCACGTCGCTTCTGGCGCGGCTCCGTTTCTTAACCTTGTTTCGCTGTACGGGCCGCTTCGCACAACGACGACGCCACCGGTCCCAACTCGCCAGCCCTCTGGTATTTCGTATCGACTAACGGGCGTTAACGCTTATCTAGCAACAGACACGGGTCTTTGGACTAACAACAACTCGCAATGGACTGTTTACGTTTTGGGCGTGCCGCGATCATTGGCGGTCAACAGCTCAATATCCGTTATCGCCGAGTCTCCCGGCGGAAACCGCGACCGAACCATCCAGTTCAATACCGCAGGCAAGATTCTTGGCGGGCTTCAAGACAGCGTTAGCGTAAAGCTGGTGACGGGAGCCACGACCATTGCGGTAAACGCCCCTGTGTCGGCGGCGGTCAGGTCGTCAACAACGGCTCTCGGCGTATATGTCAACGGCGTCAGCGATGCAACACCGACCACAACAACAAACAACGGAAGAACGTATACATCGCCAGAAATTGTTTCTGGTTATGGCGGCGTTGGTTCGGGTTTTGGTACTACACAAGCCAGCGCCTTCGACCTATCTCTCGTTATCTGGTGGTCTCGCGCTCTAACTGACGCCGAGATTCTGTCGATCCATCAAAACCCGTGGCAGGTCTTCAA